GTAGCAGCAGGCGAAACAGCAATATCTGTAGAAACAGGTGGAACTGATATTACGCTTAATCAATACGCAGGTGGTTATCTTTGGGTAAACGATGTAAATGGTGAAGGACAAATGCTTAGAGTTAAATCTAATCCAGCACACGACCATTCAGAAGACCCTTCAATAGTAATAACTTGTTACGATGCACTAGCAACTGCTTTAACAACTAACTCACAGCTAACACTATTAGCAGACCCAAGCAATGACTTAATTGTTGCACCAGCAACAGAAACAGGTGCGATTATGGGAGCTACAGTAATTGATTTAACAGCAGACTATTATGGTTGGGCAGTAATGTCAGGACCAGCAGCTTTGCTTACTGTAGGAACTTTAGTTGTAGGTAATGCAGCAGTTCGTTCAGGTGGTACAGCAGGTGGCGTAGCTCCAGCAACAGATAATGTTCTTATGGAAATTGGTGATGTAATGGCTGTATCAGCAAATACAGAATACTCACTAATTAACATGAACTTAAGTTAAGGAGTAAATTATGGCTGATGCAGTAACTTCACAAACCATCATTGATGGTGAAAGAAATTGTGTTATGAAATTTACAAATGTCAGCGATGGTTCTGGCGAATCCGCAGTAGCTAAGGTAGATGTATCTGCCTTAGCCGCTAACTCTGCAGGAACATCTTGTTCAGAAGTTAGAGTAATGCGTGTTAGTCATGCTATCGTAGGTATGTCTGTTCAATTATTTTTAAATGCTACAGCAAATGTTTTGCTTATGGAACTTGCTGAAAGTAGCAATGGACATATGGATTTTAAAGATTTTGGAGGACTTACGAATAACGCAGGTGATGGTAAAAACGGAGACATTCTTCTTACCACCAAAGGACACTCATCAGGAGATACTTATTCTATCGTTTTAGAGATGGTAAAAGTATATTCTGATTAATAGGAATTAATTATGGCTAAAACTAAAGATTATGTAATCTCAGAAACTGGTGAATTTCCAGCACAATACAAGGTTCTAAAATTAGATACTGATGGAATCTATAGACCTATATTTGGTCCAGACCCAGATTTAGAAGATGCAGAACGCAAGTGTGCTGAAATGAATAACGATAGAGCAAGAAACGATAAAGGACAACTTGTCGGTGATGACCTATCAACTCCAGATATTAATGAAGCTTATGTTAGTGGTAAAGCACCAGTTAAGAAAAAAGCTACAGTAAAAAAGAAAACAGTAAAAAAAACTGTAGTTAAAAAAGCTACAAAAAAGTAAAGGTAAACTTATGAAAAAATCTAAATACATGAAAGGTGGCGGTAAGTCATCTAAATACATGGCTGCTGGCGGTATGAAAACAGAAGTCGGTAAAGAACAAAATATCATGCAATACAAAGACTATGTTAAAAAAGCATTTGGTGGTGGAATGACCTCTGAACCAGCTATGAAGAAGAAAAGGTCTAAAGGTATGGCAAGAGGTGGCAAGAGCTAAATAGTGTTCTAATGACCAAAAGAAAACGAGAAAACCCTATAGCTAAAACAACTAAAGGCAAGGGTGCTAATTATCGTTCTACTAAGTCTGGAGCAGGAATGACTAAGAAAGGGGTTGCAGCTTATCGCAAAGCAAATCCAGGTTCTAAGTTAAAAACAGCAGTTACAGGCAAGGTAAAGAAAGGTAGTAAGGCGGCTAAACGCAGAAAGTCTTACTGTGCAAGGTCTGCAGGACAATTAAAAAACAGTTCAGCCGAAACTAGAAACGACCCTAATTCAAGAATTAGACAGGCTCGTAGAAGGTGGAAGTGCTAATACAGGATAAATTATGGCAACAAGTGGAACATATACATTTAACTTAGACATAAGCGATATTATGGAAGAAGCTTATGACCTTTGTGGTTTAGAGTTACGCTCAGGCTATAGCTTTAGAGGTGCTAAAAGAGCACTTAATTTAGTATTTCTAGAATGGCAAAATAAAGGTTTAAATCTTTGGACTATAGAACAAGGTACAGCTTCTGTTATACAAGGCACTAGTAGTTATACTATAGCTACATCTGCATTAGATGTTGTTGATGTATTCCTAAGAACTAATGCTGGAGATGTAACTAAACAGTTTGACCAAAGACTAAATAGAATATCTAAAACAGAATATAACCATCAATCTAATAAATTGCTTCAAGCAAAACCTACACAGTTTTATGTGGATAAGGGAACTGATGGTATACAAATAGTTTTATGGTCAACGCCTGATACTTCTTATACTTTAGTTTATGACTACATACAAAGAATTGAAGATACAGGAAATGTTGCAAGCAATAATGTAGATGTACCTTCAAGATATCTACCTTGTTTAACTTATGCCTTAGCATATAACATAGCTTGTAAATCACCTGAAGCTCAACAAAGAGTTCCTATGATTAAACAAAGATATGATGAGTTATGGAAAGATGTAAGTGATGCTGATAGAGAAAGAGCATCTGTTAGATTTGTTCCTGACTTAGGGACTTATGGTTATTAACCATGGCTTATGCAAGAGCAAGTAAAGCTTTAGGTCAATGTGATAGATGTGGTTTTACATTTAAACTAAATTTTCTAAGATACGAAATAGAAGATAGCAAACGAAATGGTATGAGAGTTTGCAATGAATGTTTTGATGAAGACCATCCACAATTAAAATTAGGCGAACTAAATGTTAGTGACCCACAAAGTTTATTTAATGCTAGACCTGATGGAGGAGAAGTAGAATCTACAACATATTATTCATTTAATCCTGTAGGTGGAGGAGTAGCACAATTTGGTTCTAGTACAATGGGTTTAAATATAAAAGGGCAAATAGGAACAGTTAAAGTGAGTACATCATGAGTTTTACATTTACAACATTAAAATCTGCTATACAAGATTACACACAGAATACTGAAGCAACCTTTGTTGCTGATTTACCGACATTTATTGTACAAGCTGAAGATAGAATTATTAAATCTGTAGAGCTACCAAATTTTAGAAAAAATGTTACAGGTGCTGTAACTATAGATACACAATACTTAAAAACTCCAACTGATTATTTATATCCATATTCTTTAGCTGTAATAGATAGTGATGGTAATCATAATTATTTATTAAACAAAGATGTTAATTATATAAGAGAAGCATATCCAACAGCAGGAACAACAGGATTGCCAAAAGTATATGCATAGTTTGATGATGATAGTTTTATCTTAGGACCAACTCCAAGTGCTGCTTTTTCAATAGAATTACATTATTTTTATACACCACAGTCAATTACTGAATCAGCAGATGGAACAACATGGCTAGGAACAAACGCATCAGAAGCATTACTTTATGCTTGTTTATGTGAAGCCTATACCTTTATGAAAGGTGAGCCAGATGTTTTAAATAACTACGAAAAAAGATTTCAAGAAGCATTACAAAGACTTACACTACAATCAGATGGTTATAATCGTAAGGATGCTTACAGAGATGGACAAAGGAAAATAAATGTTTAGTGTAGATGTAGAGAGTACAATAGGAAGTGTAGAAGTAAAAACTACACAAAATGAAGGCTTTAAGCCTGAATATTGGACTGAAAGAATAATGGAAAGGCTAGTTTCTGTTAGTGAAAATGCAGACCCTATGGTTAAAGCACAGGCTGAAGCATTTAAAGATACTATACAAACAGTTGTTTTATTATATATGAAACAAGCTATAGCAAGTGATAGAGCTACTGTAGCAGGATTATTAGAAAAACAAGGTCATAAAGAAATGGCTAATATCATTAGGAGACTATAATGGCGATATCACAAGCAATGGCAACAAGCTTTAAAAAAGAGCTACTTGAAGGAAAACACAATTTTTTAGCTTCAGGAGGCAATAGTTTTAAATTAGCTTTGTATACAAGTTCTGCATCTTTAGGTGCTACTACTACTGCATACTCAAGTACAAACGAAGCTAGTGGTACTAACTACACAGCTACAGGTTCAGCATTAACTAATGTTAATCCTGCGACTTCAGGAACTACAGCGTTTACAGATTTTGCTGACTTAACATTTAGTAATGCTACTATTACAGCTAATGGGTGTCTTATCTATAATGATACAAATAGCGATAGAGCAGTTTGTGTTTTAGCATTTGGCGGAGATAAAACTTCTACAGCAGGAGATTTTACAATTCAATTTCCAGCAGCAGACGCTTCAAATGCTATCATAAGAATAGCATAGGAGCTTAAGTGGCAACTGGTTGGGGTAGAAGCACCTGGGGTTCTGACGTCTGGGGTGCTACTTCTGTAGATGTTGATGTTACAGGTAATGCAGGAACTTCCGCATTAGGTAATGAAACTGTTACTGCAGCAGCAAATATAGCAGCTACAGGAAATGTAGGAACTACAGCATTAGATGATGGTACTGCAGTACAAGCAGCAGCCGTTACAGGTGTTACAGCAGTTGCTTCAGCTAGTGAATTAGGAGATGAATCTGTATCTTGTGCTGCGAATGTAGCTGTTACAGGATTTGGATTAACTTCTTCTTTAGGTTTAGAATCTTTAATAACTAATAATAATTTAAGCCCTACAGGATTAGTAGGCACAACAACGCTAAATAGCGTTACTCCAAAAGCAAATGCAGACATAATAGTTACAGAAGGATTTGAAATAGTTTCAGGGACTATATTGACAGTTAATGTTTGGGGTCAAGATGCACAAAATTTAACAGCAACCTATACACCAATCCCAGTAAGTCAATCACCAAACTATACTGAGATTACTTTATAAATGATATATAATTTTAACGAGGACATAATATGGCAAGTACATATGTAAACAATTTAAGACTAAACGAAATGGCTACTGGTGATGCTAGTGGTACATGGGGAACAACTACTAATACAAACTTGGAGTTGGTTGGTCAAGCTTTAGGGTATGGCACAGAAGGTATAACAACCAATGCTAATACACACACATCAACAGTTGCAGACGGAGCAGCAGATGAAGCTAGAGCGATGTATATCAAATACACAGGCACACTTGATTCAGCTTGTACTATTACTATTGGTCCTAATACCTTAAAAAGAGTACACATTATTGAGAACGCTACTTCTGGTTCTCAAAACATAATTATTAAACAAGGCTCTGGAGCAACAGTAACTATAGGTAATGGAAATGTTAGTGCTGTTTATTTAGACGGAGCAGGTTCTGGAGCAGCAGTAGTAAATGCTTTTACTGATTTAGAAACAGCAGGAACAATTACTGTAGCTGGAAACTTAATAGCTTCAGCAGATGCAACAGTCGGTGATGATTTAAGTTTAGTTTCAGACGCAGCCGTTCTAGGCTTTGGTGCTGATACAGATGTAACTCTTACTCATGTTGCAGATACAGGTTTACTATTAAATAGTTCTAGACAATTACAATTCGGTGATTCAGGAACTTATATACATCAATCAGCAGATGGTACTTTAGATTTAGTTGCTGATACTGAAATAGAAATAAACGCTACTACTATAGACATGAATGGTGCACTAAACCTTTCAGGTAATGCTTTAGTAAGTGGTGAAGTACAAACAGCTAACATAGGCTACACAGATGGCGACAACGCTATAACGATTGCTGATGGTGGTGGTATTACCGCAGCTAATGGTATTACTTCTACCGCAGCTTCTAATACTTTTGGAGCTACATCATTTAATGATGCCGATATTACAAATGTAGGCTCTATAGCTTTAGATACCATAATTAATGATGGGACAAATATTACTTTAGATTCTGGAGCACAAATTATTTTAGATGGAGCAGATGATGGAACTATTCAACTCCATGATGCTGGGACTAAGTATGCTGATATTTACTCAACATCAGGTGATTTTTATATAAAGTCTACACAATCTGACAAAGATATTAAATTCCAAGGTAATGACGGCGGTACAGGATTTACAGCCCTTACCCTAGATATGTCAGATGCGGGTGCAGCTACTTTTAATGGCAAAATTACTGCTAATGCAGGTATAGACATTGATAACTTTAACATTGATGGAACTACATTAGCTTTATCAAGTGGAGATATGACGCTAGATGTTGCAGGAAACATACAACTAGATGCCGATGATAATGGAGAGGTTAGGTTTTTAGATGGTGGTACTCAATTCGCTACAGTTAAAAAAGATGGAAACAACGCACTTTTCCAATCTATAGTAGCTGATGGCGATTTTGTAATACAAGGTATTGATGGCTCATCTTTTATTTCTGCTCTTACCTTTGATATGTCAAATGCAGGTGCAGCTACTTTTAATTCTGCTGTGACGGCAACAGCAGTTACAGTAAATGGTCAGTTAAATGTTACTAATTCTAATAGCAATACAATCTCTTGTCCGCAAGTTGCCACGCAATTTGACACTAGTTCGTTTATGAGATTCCACCCTTCAGCAACTACGGATAGTAATGGTTACACCAATATAATCTTTGGGACCAGTACCTCTAATAATTTTGGTGTTGCTATTGGTGGTTTAAGAGAGGGAGATGATGGTACACCTACTTTTACCGTAAGAATGCTTAACGACAGTATTGCAGGCACTCTCGCTCTTAAATTAACCAATGCGGGTGACCTTACTATTCCTGGCTCAAGTCAAGGTTCTTGTACCTTGGATGTTGGAAGAACAGGAACAAGTGGACAAGGTGCGGCAATTCTTAATTTAAAAAGCCAAAATGCTTCTGAGCTTAATTTCTTCGATGTTGGTACTAATACTATGAGATTATTTTCTCATAGTGTTAATACAAGGTGGAAAGATGTGCCTAATAGTGATGACTCTATTCAGTTTGAAGCAGCAGGAAACATTGATATTGATGGTGCGTATTTAACAGGTGGTTTTGACTACGCTGAGTATTTTGAATCAACAGACGGAACTGCAATACCAGTAGGCACAAGTGTAGTTCTGGTAAATGAAAAAGTAAGAGCTGCTACAAGTGGAGAACAACCTTTAGGGGTAGTTAGACCAGGTTCAGATGGTACTTCTGTAGTTGGTGGTTCGGCTGGACTAAGATGGGCAGGTAAATATTTAAAAGATGATTATGATGCTTACCTATACGATACAGTAGATTATTGGACTTGGAAAGATGTTGGTGATACCAATAATACTGGGGATGAAGACCAACAATGTTGGTCTGATAGAGTTCCTGAAGGTTGGGTAGTTCCTTCTGATAAGACAGTTACCTCAATGCAGAGAAAAAGACTTAACCCAGACTTTGTTGAAAACTTAGACTCTGATGGCGAACAAATCTATGTAAATAGAGAATCAAGAGATGAATGGAATTGTATAGGATTATTAGGACAAGTTCCAATAACAAAAGGACAGGTCACTAATAGTAATTGGACAAAATTAAAAGATAGAAGTGCCTCAGTAGAACTGTGGTTTATTAAATAAAAACACGGGAGAAATAAAATGGCAGTAACAGCGTGGGGAGTACCTTGGTAATTAGAATAGATTTATAAACCAACCACACCGACAAGTGTGCATAAAACCATAGGAGAAGCATGGATAATAATAAAAAAACTGAAAATGAACCTAAAGCTATAATAGGAGATAAAGAAATTTTAAAGTCAGAAATGACTGCAGAACAAATAAATTTTATGTCTCATGTTGAAACTTTAAAAAATAAAATTGCAAAATTAGAATATGAAGTAAATGAATTACTTCCTAGTTTGCGTTTTTATGAACAATCATTTATTGAATCTACTAAAGAAAAAGCAGATGAAGTATTAGAAGATAAATCAGAAAATACCGAAGGAGGTAAATAATGGACATATTAATGAATATAGTAACTTGGGTTACTGCTATCGTAACTATAAGTAGCATAATAGCTGCATCTACACCAACACCTAAAGATGATGTGTGGATTGGCAAAATATATAAACTTGTAGATATGTTAGCTATGAATATTGGTAAAGCTAAAGAAGTTGCACCAAAGAAATAATGGCTACTGCTAAAGATGCTTTAAACGCTATAGAGTCTCATGAAAGAGAATGTAGAGCGTTGTATAAAAGTATTGATAAAAGATTAGAAGATGGTTCAAAGCGATTTGATAAGTTAGATAATATGATATGGGCAGTTTATCCATTTATTGTTGGCGTTGTATTCTTGGCTAAGTTTATATAATGAGTAGAGCAAAAAAATCAACAGTTAATAAAGCTGGTAATTATACAAAACCTACCATGCGTAAGCGTATATTTAATAGAATTAAAGCTGGTAGTAAAGGCGGTAAGCCTGGTCAATGGTCAGCTCGTAAAGCACAAATGGTAGCTAAAGCTTATAAAAAAGCTGGTGGTGGATATAAATAATGTCATATCTAATTAGTAACATACCTCATTTTAAATGTTGGGTTAGAAAAGAATTTACCACTAATCATCAACATGGTCATGGAGAATACTTACACGCATTAGCAATAGCTGTAAATACTATTCCAGATAGGTCATTAAGCTTTCAAGTAGTTTTTACTGGATGTGAAGCTGAAGATGATGAGTCTAATATACATGGCGGTGCAATGTGGGCTAGGATGCCCATACAAGCTCTTGTAGCCGATATACCTGTTGCAGAGTGGGCATTACCTATGGAAGACCATTTAGCTCAACCTTGGGACTGTGAGGCTAGAAATCATTCTGTTGTTGTTATGGATAGAGTTAGCTCTAGTCCTTGGATATGCAAAATCAATAATAATTTTTATCAAGGCAAATATTTATTTACTGTAGATTATACTGGTAATTCTATTGCTGATTGTCCTGCACAACATAAACAATCTCATGTTGTATATATTACAGAAGAATGTGAATGGAAAGGCAATATAGTTGCTTTACCTAATAATAGAGTAAGAGCTACTAGTCCTGCTCTATGGGTAACAGGAGAAGGTCCACCAGACTTTGCACCATCTCAACATATTCACTCAGCAGAAGGTCATGAAAGCTATCTTGACCCACTAACAACATTTAATAATTTATATAGTGAACAAATAGAGGAAGAATAATGCCATTAAAGAAATCTCAAAGAAGTTTGAAAAAATGGACAGGAGAGAAATGGACTACACCTAGTGGCAAAAAATCTTCTGAATCAGGTGAAGTATATGCACCTAAAGCACAAATAAAAAGATTAAAGTCTACATCTAAAGGTAGAAGCAAACTTGCTAGAGCAAATAAGAAAAAACGCGAAGCAACAAGAAAAGGCAAACAACATGCAAGACATGGCTTGCATAAAGGGAAAAAAAGATAATGTATGAATATAGTTGCAAAGTTGATAGAGTCGTTGATGGTGATACTATTGATGTCGTTTTGGACCTTGGGTTTGATATTATGTTTAAGTCTCGTGTTCGTTTATATGGTATTGATACTCCCGAGTCACGCACTCGTAATAAAGATGAGAAAGTTAGAGGAAAAATGGCTGGGTCTTTCTTAAAAGATGCAGTAGATAGTGGTGCTCAAGTCGTTATACAAACTAAGTTAAAAGATTCTAGAGGTAAATACGGCAGAGTTTTAGGAAATGTTATTGTCGATGGCATTAATATTAATCAACAAATGATAGATAATTACTTAGCTGTTGCTTACTTTGGTCAATCTAAAAACGATATAGAAGCAGAACATTTAGTTAATAGAGAAAAACTAATAGAGCTAGGTAAGTTTGAACCTGTAATCTAATGGACTCTGTAGTTACCTTAATTAATGAAGTTGGCTTCCCAATAGCAGCAGCCATAGGATTAGGTTTATTTATTTGGAAATTAATTAATAAAATAATTGATGGAATGGAAACTAAAGTAGATGTGCTTGATGAAAAAGTAAGTGCACAAATAGCTCAGATAGAAGACAGATTAGGTCAAAAACTAGATTCACAACATGGTATTTTAGTAGCTTTAATAGATAGAGTGAGGTCTGTAGATAATGAAATTATCAGACAAGACACTTTATTAAAAACTATATTAGGAGTACCCCAACTTATGAATACTGATAGGTTAGCAAAGGCGGATAGAGATGACCAAAGAAAAGATTAAAAAAAGAGGAAGACCTAGTAACGCTGAATTAAAGCGTAGAAAAGACGAAGCTGAAAAAGTTAAAATTTTATGGTTTGTCATGTTGTTTGGTATATTTCTCATTGTAGGTGTTTTTGTACAAAACCTAAGAGCAGACCAAATTACTCATAAATTTAAATCACCTAGCTTTAATGGAGTTGGTACATCTAGTCACTATCTTACAATTCAAAATCAAGAATACACCCGTAAGATGACTATTAAAGAAGAAATAAAAGCCCTTCAAGACGAAATAGAACGAGAAAAAGAAAACAGCACGCTAGCAAGATTTTTAAGAAATTTAGAATCAAGAGTCTATGCAGAACTATCAAGACAGCTAGTTAATAACTTATTTGGCGAGACCCCATCTGATTCAGGAACAATTACCTTAGAAGGTAATACTATTGAATATACAAGTGATGGCGTTACATTAACACTTAAAATCACGGAAGCAGATGGAACAGTTACTGAAATTACGATTCCTATTGGTACTTTTTTGTTCTAGTTGTTCAATATTTGACCAATATGAAGATACATACGAACAAAGATTTAAAGCACATGACATTGTGCATATATCACAATTACAATCTGAATATTTATTAAACGCAAAAAAACCTATAGTTAAGCCTGTTGTTGCTGTATATCCAAGTGCATTTACAGACCAAACAGGACAGCGTAAAAGCAATAGTGAATTTGCTTTATTTAGCACAGCTATTACACAACAACCAAGTTCTTTATTAATAAGAGCATTAAAACACGCAGGTAATGGTGATTTTTTTGTTGTTGTAGAAAGAGTAGGTTTAGATAATCTTACAAAAGAAAGACAACTAATAAGGTCTGCAAGAGAACAAGTTGCAAAAGATGATGAACAAAAGAAAGCTTTAAGACCTTTATTGTTTGCAGGAGTTTTAATCGAAGGTGCTGTTATTGCTTATGAAAGCAATCTTGAAACAGGAGGTATTGGAGCTAGATATTTAGGTATTGGTTCTACTATCCAGTATAGAGAAGATAGCGTTACAGTAACTTTACGCATGGTATCAGTAGCCACAGGCGAGATACTTATAGAAGTCATGACTGAAAAAACTATATTTAGTTATGGCAAATCAGAAGATGTCTTTAGATTCATTGAGATGGGAACTGAATTAGTAGAAATAGAACTAGGTAATTCTCGTAATGAATCAACAACCTTAGCACTTATGAAGGCAATAGAAAGTGCTGTATTAGAATTAATAAATGTCGGTTATGACAGGAGTTTTTGGAAACATGAAGAAATTAAAATTAATGAGCCTGATTGCGATGCTGAGTGTATCGACAATGTACGCGGCTGATAACGAAATATATGTAGACCAGTCTGGTACTGGTGCTAATATAGACTTAGAACAACTAGGTATATCTAATATTATTGGTGGTTTAAATTCTACAGCAGGAAGTGTTACACCTTTTGATTTAGATGGTAATACTATGACACTAGATATTAATATGATTGGTGCAACTAACAAATTTCTTGGTGATATATATGCTGATAACTTTACAGGTTTATATAACTTTACTGGCTCAACCAATACTTTTACTATTCAAGTTGACCCAACTAATACATATAGTTCAGATGGTTCTGACCAAAACATAGCAGTTACTGGTGCTAGTAATACATTTACTCTTAATCAAGGAACTTCTGCACTAGCAGCATCTCTTAATTTAGACTGGATTATTCAAGGTTCTAACAACACAGTTACTTCTAATATTAATATAGATGGAGCAACAAACTATATGGACATAGATGGTTCAGACAACACAGTTAATTATACTGGTGCAGGTGTTACTGCTTCAGCAGGAGGTTACTTTTGGCTAGACCATACAGGCGGACAAAGAACATTCAATATTCAACAACTGAGTACACAAGACAATGACTGGCTTAAAATCATATCAATTGGTGGCAATGCTTCTTCTACTGTTTGTGTCATTCAAAACGACCAAGGTACAAGCACAAGCTGTTAATATTGGAGATATATCCGAACTAAATGGTTCTGCTCAAATACTAAGAGATGAGCCATTAGATGCTGAATTAAAATTTGCTATACAAAGCAATGATGAAGCTATCACCACCAATGGAAGAATGGCTATTACTTTTTTAGATGATAGTAAAGTAAGCTTGACAGAACATTCACAGCTTCTTATAGATGAATATATCTATGACCCTGACCCATCAAAAGCTAAAATGGCTCTTACATTTGGTTTAGGAACAGCAAGATTTATTACTGGCAATTTAAATCGTATAGATAAACAAAACATATCTCTCAAAACACCTACTGCAAATATTGCAATAAGAGGTACTGATTTTACAGCTACAGTAGATGAACTAGGTCGTAGCCTTATAATACTTCTACCAGACGCTCTAGGGCTTTCTAGTGGAGAGATAGAAGTAGTTACTGCAATGGGTAGTGTTTTATTAAATAAACCTTATCAAGCGACTACAGTAAGCGTATTTGAATCTAAACCAAGTAAGCCAGTTATATTAGATTTAACATTAGACCTTATTGATAACATGCTTATTGTTACACCGCCTAAAGAAGAAATTGTTATACAAGAAGAAATTACATCTAAGCGAGAAAATATATTAGATTTTAATGACTTAGATATAGATTATCTTGCAGAAGATTACTTAGGTAAAGATGAGTTAGAATATACTGAATTAGATATAAATTATTTAGATGTTAATTACTTAGAAGACTTATTAAATGTATTAGATGCCTTAGCAATATCTGATGATGAAGATGCTTTAGCACAAGCAACTAGTACACAAATTTCAGGAACTTTATTAGGTAAAGACCCTGATACACAAATTACAACTTTAATAACAGGTAATGTGATTAGTTTAAGAAGAAGCGTTAATGAGTCAGCAAGACTAGATTTAGATGGAAGTAATTCTTATACAGTTATTTTTATACAAGATGGAATATCTAATATAGTAAAAGTAAATGGTGGAAGTGATTCTGTCATAACTATAACTCAGAGTGATTAATGAAGAAACTAATATTCATAATACTTATAATGTTAATGTTGCCGATGTTATATCAATCAACACCAACAGAAATATTAAAACTAAAAACATTTGATTCTTTTGTTAAACAACAAGAAACTTCAGGTAACTTTGTTATTCTAAACATAACAGAAGATGATGTAGAGAAAGAAGGCGGTTATCCTTTTCCTAGAAAAAGACTAGGAGAAATACATAATACTTTAATAGATAAAGGTGCTTTAGGAGTTGGATGGGTTATATCTTTTCCACAAGCAGATAGATTAGGTGGAGATGAATACTTTGCTAATTCATTAAAATATGGAAATTCTGTTATTGCTATGTTTGAAGATGGTAAAGGTAACTTCCCTCAAACTACAGGCACAGTTATTAAAGGTAACAATATTGGTGGTATAGTATCTGAGGGAGTCAAGGAAAACCTGAACACTCTAGCAAATAATACATTACAGGGATTAGCCATTGCTCCCACCGAAGTTGACCAACTTGTTAGACGCATACCTTTATTAGTAAGAACTCCTGATGGATGGATAGCTTCTTTTGGTACACAAGTATTAAAAGGATTAACAGGAGCAAAAACTTACATTATCACTACAAATGATAATGGTATTCAAGAGATATCAGTTAGAGGAATACCTCCAGTCAAAACAGATAGTCTTGGTCGTAAATGGATTAGTTGGATAGATA